ATACGTGCGCGCACGTCCTCCAGGACCCCGTTGAGGTTGGAGACGATGCCGGGACGGAGTCGCCCGAACGGCTTCTTCACGAAGCCGCGGGTGACTTTCTGGGCGTACCAGTGCAGCCGGTTGCCGTAGAGCGGGTGCCGCAGGATGCCGGCGTCGATCCTCGTGACGTCGCGTCCCTCACGCCGTCCCACGGCGAACACCCGCGCCCGCACGCCCGGGTTGGTGACTAACGACGTCGAGGTCTGCACCCGGATGGACTTGGCCATCACCGTCGCGTAGCCGATCGGGAGATACGCGGGCGTGTTGACCGCGATAACCCGCGCCAGCGGCGACACCGCGTCATTCGCGCCATCCACGATGCGCCGCTGCAACCCGTCGGCTTCCCGGCGCAGCTGTGCGGCGCAGACCCGGAGATCCGTCCGGACCCCCAGGACGACGCTCACCCGACGCGGGCGATCGTGGATGCGGGCACCCACTTGCCCGAGATGCCGATGGCACCGGAGACCGAGGAGGTGTACTTCACGTCCGGCAGGACGGTGCCGAACCAGTAGATCGTGGTGACGGCGAAGTCGGGGTAGAGGTAGAACTTGCGCGCGATCCCGTCGGTCGCGGCGGTGTAGGTCTGCACCGAGGCGTCGTCCCAGAAACCGGAGAAGTCCCCACCGGACGCGGGGAGGCCGGCCAGGAACGTCTGGTTCGCGTCACCCATCGCGGTCACGTCGGTGGTGGGGGTGGAGAAGTCCAGCCCCCACTGCGCGACGAAGGTGAGCGGTTCGGCGACACCGCCGCTGGTGAGAGCGATCAGGATTCGCCCATTCCGGCCGTGCTTCCTGCTCATGAGCGGATCCCTTCCTCCAGCAGCCGCAGGAGTGCGGTTGCGTTCGCTTCGAATGTCCTGCCGGCGACGGCCTGCCTCGCGGCCTGTGCGGCGCGCTCCCGCTCGGCGGGGTGGTCGAGCCACCAGCGCAGCAGTTCCGACGCCTCACCGGGCGAGGTGAACGTGGGCAGCATGTGCAGCAGCTCGTCACCCTCAGCCCGGGGATCGCGCAGGTAGAACAGTCCGCAGGCGGCCATCTCGACCTCCCGGGGCCCCATCGCCACACCGGGTGCGCAGTCGGCGTCCAGCCCGTCTCGGCGGTACAGGTTGATGCCCACGGTCGAGGCCCGGTACAGGTCGACGGTGTCGACGTTGTCCATGCATTCGCGTGTGTCGCCGTCAATGCGGACCCGCAGCGGGGACGTCTCCGGCAGGCCCTGCCAGTTACCCGCCAGCGTCACGTCCAGCCCTTCGAGGTCCATCGCCTCGAAGAACTTCACCCTCGTCGGGTAGCCGGTACCGACGAAGGAGAGGTCACACAACAGGTCAGCCTTCGCCTCGCCGGGACAGTGCACGGTCGGCCGGTAGGCGTGCGGCACGTACAAGGTGACGCCCGGGTACTGGCCGATGTTGATCGGGTCGTTGACGAGGCTGACGTCGGCGTGCTCGGACAGCGCGATCTGCCGCGCCTCCTCGTACGGGCTCTCCGTGTGCAGCAGAACCACCCGCGTCCCGCTGGACCGCACATGGTCCAGCATCGCCGGCGGGATGAAGAATCCGGACACCACCAGCAGCACGTCGGGCCGGTAGTTGTACAGCTGAGCCGACAGGCCCGATACGGCGAGGCGGGTAGCGTCCTCGGCGGCGACGGCCTTGCGGAACACGCCCTCTTCGCGGGTGGGCATCAGCGCGTTGTCGTAAAACGCCAACCGGTCGCCGAGGTTGTACTCCACCACGTGCTGGCCGAGGCTCCGAAGGGCCTCGACCCAGCCGGTGTAGACGTCCTGCACCGAGTAGGACGGGCCGGGGTGGACGACGAGGATCCTCACTCGACGCCCACCATCATCGCCAACTCGGCACCCGTGTAGGTAATCGCACCCTCACCGGCGCCCCAGCCGATCGCGCCGACATTGCGGGCGATCCCCACTGCGGCGTAGGAGATCCCAGCCGATGCGTCGGACCAGCCCGAGAAGGCCTGGTAGATGCTCTTCTCGCCCGCCCAGTCCAGGTAGGGGTACAGCAGCACCTGGCCGGTTCGGACCGTGGCCTGGGAGACGAGGATGAAGACGCTCACGCCCATGTCGTGGCTCTGGCCGGCCATCGACGAGTCGTAGTTGATGAACGTCTCACCGACCGGCATGACCACCGCGCAGGGCACCGCCACGGTCCCCTGCGCGAGCGGGAACGCGCGCAGGCCGGTGACGTCCTCGATTCGCTTCGCGATGGATTCGAAGACGTCGGTGATCACGCGACCAGCACCGCGTCGAGGATGTAGGGCTGGAGCTTGTTCGCCGCGAACGGGTTATCGCGGACCTTGATGACGCCGAACTGCGAGTACCCACCGACGCCGAAGACGGAGTCCTTCAGCTTCAGCGTCTCCGCAGCCATGATCTTGCACGCCTCGGCGACCGGCTTCGGCACTGCCGACCAGCCCCACAGCGCCGTCACCTCGACGGTGGCCATGCGCTGACCGGCCCACCAGCGTGTCGGCAAGCAGCGGTCGAGGATGCGGATCTCCTCGTACGGCCACCCCGTCCGGCCGGCCTTGATGCCGTTCAACGGCGACAACTCGTACGAGGTGAGGGTTGTCTCGTACACCCCGTCGCCGTCGTAGTCGGCCTTGATGACCAGGCCCGTCGTCGAGTAGAAGTCCTGCGGTTCGATCAGATGCTGACCGGCGGGCACGAACACCCGCACGGATGCGGTGGGGCTAACAGAGGTGTCCCTGTTGAACTGACGCCCGCAGTAGTCCTCGATGCTCCGTGACACCGTGTCGAGGGCGTCGGAGATCTCGGTGTCGTCCTCGGAGTCCGGGTGTCCGATGTAGGACTTCAACTGCGCCACCGAGATGTAAGGGTCGCCGATCACTGGACCTCCCCCGACTTGGTGGCCACAGCGCGGACGTCGCAGGTGCGGCGCTCCTGGTCGATCACGCCGTCCGTGAACCCGGCGCCGAGGAGTTCGTCGCGCAGGCGCTCGGGCTTGACGTTGGCGTAGTACTCCCCGAACCGGAGCGCGCCGCCGTCGACCGCCGAATGCGGCTCCCGGCCCGGTGCGGCCATCGTGAGGACTAGCCGGCCGCCCGGCTTCAGTGCGGCGTAGGCCGTCCTGATAATGGCCGGCCACACCGATGTGTGCTCGAACACCTCGGTGCACACCACGACGTCGTACAGCCGGTCCGGCATCCACGTCGAGGCGTCCGCGACCACATCCACGTTCGGCCCCGCGGCGATGTCCAGCACCGTCCAGTCGGCCTCGGGGAACAGAGTCCGGGTGGATCCGTTGATGTCCCGACCGCCGATGTCCAGCACCGACACACGACCGGGAACGGCGTGCGCCCTAACCCAGTCGAGGGCTTCAGCGTGCATCCATGACCGCCTGAAGCTTCGCGATATCCGCCTCGCGCTCCGCGGCCCGCGATGCGTACAGTTCCCGCACGTTGTCCCGGCGGCCGCGGGCCAGCCGCTCCCGGTGGTTGTCGTCCATGCGGACCTTGCCGGTGACCGGGTGCACGTGCTCGAACACGACGTCAGGCAGGTACACCCGCCGTTCCAGTGCGATGGCCACCTCGTTCAGCCACATGTCCGACCAGTCGCAGCTGAACCCGTTCGGCACCAGATACCCGACCGCGTTGTACCAGTTGCGGTGGATGAACGGGTGTGTAGCGAGAAGTTCATGCTGGACCAGGTCGTTGCCGTACACCAGCGCGATGCGGTCCGGTACGGACTGGAACGCCTCGGCGACCCGGACGTCCCAGTCCGGGGTATGGAAGACGACGTCGTCTCCGCACATCATCAGGATCTCGCCCGACGCCTGCGAGGCGGCGACGTTCCACATGTCCGATAGGACAATCCGTTCGCCCACCACGTGGCGGACGGTGCCGGACATCCCCAACTCCACCGCCGCGGAGACGGACTCGGGATCGTCGAGGTCGATGTAGAACACAACCTCGACCGGTCCGGACGCCGTTGACGTGGCGGTTTCGACGAGCCGGCGCATGTTGACCGGCCGTGCACGAGTCGGGCAGCAGATGGAGATCATCGGTTCCGCCAGATCTCGACCGTCCGACGCAGCCCCTCATCAAGGGATACCTGCGGCTCCCAGCCCAGCATCGACTTTGCCTTCGCCGGATCGGAGTTCAGGTAGTAGATCTCACCCACCCGGCGTGGGATCGTATTCCACGCCACCGTTCCGTCCCAGCCAATAATGTCGCGGACCTGCGAGGCCAGGTTCCGGATCGTCAGAGCGTTGTCTGGCCCAGTCACGAACGTCTCACCGGCGGCCTTCATCGGCTGGTCCACGATCGACCGGTACAGCGCGACAAGGTCGCCGATCCACAGGAAGTTGCGCATCGGCTCCGGGTCACCGAGGTTGCAGATGTTTCCCCGCAGCATCTGCGAGATGATCCGCTCGACCACGAAGAAGTCGTTGTCGGTGCGGCCGTACGAGTTGGTCTGCCGCAGGACGGTCGAGGGGAACCCGTAGGCGTAGGCCATGTAGGACAGGTACTTCTCCGTCGCCAGCTTCGCCACTGCGTACGGCGCCATCGGGTACTGCGGAGTGTCTTCGGTGAACGGACCGCCGGCCGGATCCTGGTGTCCGTAGGTTTCCATGGTGGAGGCCATGACGAACAGGGTCAGGTTGCAGAACTTGCGACACGCCTCGGCCAGGGTGACTGTGCCGACGTAGTTGATGTCGGACACCTCGCGGTAGTTGGCGAAGGAGTTCGCCACCTCGGAGCGTGCGGCAAGGTGCAGCACCACGTCCGGCTGCACCCGGTCCACGACGTACTCGACCTGCGAGGTGTCCCGCAGGTCGCACAGATACCTGCGGTCCGACGGGATCAGCGGGTTCTTCGCCATGCTCGTCGGCCGCTCGTAGAGGCCGAACACCTCATGGTCGGCGAGCGCGTCCACAAGGTGCTGCCCGATGAACCCGGAGACGCCCGTGATCAGGATCCTCACGTAGCCGCCGTCTTCCGAGGGGTCTTCTCCGCCGGAGCCGCCTGCGCCAACTGCTCCTTCAGCGCGGCGATCTCGGCATCGCGGGGGTCTTCCTCGACCGGCGTGAACAGGTGCGGATGCGCCTTCACGAACGGGTCGGTGTCGCGCCAGCCGATGTGGGTCTGGAGCCGGATACCACCGTTGGGGCCGCCGACGAACATGTCCTGCAGCGGAAAGACCTTAGCCATTGCTGTACTCCTCGGGATAGGCCGCGGCGAGGTATTCCCGCTGCGCGAGCATGGCCCGCTGAGCCCGGTATCCCTCCACCGTGACGACGTGTTCCTTGATGTGACCGACGGCCACGCCTGTGTGTACGTGGACGCTCGCGCCCACCGACGCCGCGCGCAGGCAGAACGTCACGTCCTCACCGGAGCGGATGCCGCCGATCTCCCGCTCCTGAAACCACGGGTACGCGCCGGAGAATGGCTTGCCGTCCTCGCCCCGGTGGTCACGGATGCGCTCCGCCACACCCCGGTGGACGAGCAGGAACGCCGCGCCCGTCGCGACGACGGGGAACAGCGCGTCCGGTTCCCACTCGTCGTAGCGGATGAACTCCAACTTCTCCTCGGTGCCCGCGAGGTCGTACATGGTCGGCCAGATCATGCCGCTGTCCGCCTCCTGGGCGAAGCACAGGCCGCCGACGATGGGGGCCTTCTCCGGGTCCGCCGCGGCCAGCAGTCGATGGATGGCGTCCGGCGCCCAGGTCATGTCGCTGTCGATCTGGACCAGCCACTGGGCTGGGGACGTGAGGAACCACTCCATCAGCGCGTTACGTCCACTGGAGACGTTCGCGCTGCACTGCACGAAGTTCCACCCGGCGATGCGGTTGCCGTGGTGGCGGTCGTATCCGACAGTCCGAAGTAGGCAGTCGGTGAACAGGGTGCTCACTGAGCCGGGACTGACGTTGCCGATGACAACGTCATCCACGGGTGCTGATTCGGTCAATGCGTTCTCCCAGGAAGAGGTGTGGGGCCGGATCCTGGGTCCGGCCCCACGTCTATGTCGTGGCCGCCAGGACGGCCTCGACTTCCGATCTGTAGTGCGCGACGACCCAGGCGACGAGGTCTTCTGGGCGTTGGCCAGCGGGTTGCGCCTTGACCCAGATCTCCAGGTTCTCGATCCGGTTGTCGGCGCGCCGGCCGTTCTTGTGATGGACGTTCTCCCACCGCCACAGATAGCGGCCGAGGTGCTGTTCCATCACGTACCGATGCTCAAGGGTCCGCGTGCCATCGGGTCGCGTGACGACCCGGTATCCACTCGGATCAAGTGACCCGCTTCCCTTGGCCGCCTTAAGGGGGCCGGCCGGGCCGGGGTCCCCGGTACGGAGATTCCGTGCGTGATGCATCGCGCACAGGTCCACGGCGTACACGGCCCGGTCGCAACCGGCCACTCTGCATATGAGCCCTCGCCGGTTCTTCCGGCGAATGACGGGTTCGTTTGGGTCGATGCCCTCACGAACTCGTCGGTAGTGGGCGGGGCACATACCCTTTGCTGCTGTCGAGTCGAC